TATTCATGAATGTGGTTATACGCCATCCAGAGAATAAAGTACCGCTCGTGCGATATAACGTCTCCTCGCCATCCATGACTCTGCTATCCCAGATCGACGCACACACCCATGCCATCGCGTCCCTTTGTGCAGGGTCCATGTCATCCCAGAACGTATTGCGGTAGGCGGCCAAGACCGATGCCATAGATGAGAAACTGTGTTGGGCGTTGAAGTCATCGAAGTCGTAGCAGAAGGTCTCTGAGTGCTCAGTCATGGCCTTCAGCCTCTTGTGTACAGTCCCTGCTTCCGCCTCGTCCCCGACAGGAAACTTGTGCTTCAGGACACGTTCGCATTCGTACATAGCAAAGTTAGTGATGACAGTGTTGCGCAAGTCTACGCCGTAAATCGCTCGACGCTTAACCCACTCCACCTTTTCGGATGCCCACGCACAGATCTGCGGTCGGGCTGACATCATGGACATCACTGTGTGCTTAGACATCTTGCTCAACACAGTGAACTTGCTCCTGTGCCTATGTGCTTTCGGAAAGTACTCCCTGTCAGATGCGTATTGCGAGTGCACCGATCCTGCTGGCGCCCACTGCCACCTTGCCGAGGCGTATTCGTCCAATGTCATCCGTGGGTAGCGATATCCGTTCGCGATCCCCATAGCGAATACGCGCCTTGCCGAAGTGTAGACAGCGTCAGGATCTACTGTGATCACATCAGGGCGCGTCCTGTGTACCTGCTCCTTCGCCCAGTCAATGCTGCCATACCCCCTGTTGAGCAACACTTGGAGCTCAAACAGTTCCGAGATGTTGTGCAGCCCAGCCTGTTGCATAGCTTTACATGGCGTCGACAACTCCTTGAGTACAACGACCAGACCATCTGCCGACCGGCACGCACACACTTTGCTGGAAGTGAGTACTAAGCTAACAGCCGCTGGATGGGCCGTGACCGCGAACACGAGCAGTGTGGCAACTGCTGCTTCCGTCATCCCTGCTATACGCCGCGACAACCACATGCTCACAGACTGCAACCTCCTTCGCAAACTGTCGTTTTTGGTTAGTGCCCACGCTTCTTCGGGCCTGATGTGGGTGTGGTGCTCCTGCGTGACTTTGTCACGTGTGAACTCGCCCGGTGCGGGGGGGGCCACCTCGCGTGCCTTAGCCCAGATGCCGGCGTCCGGGCGAAAGGTAGTGCGCAACCAGTCGGAAGTGCGGCAGGTCGAGTAGCATACCTCGT